TTTAGAAAACTATCCTGCATTGTATCGGTGGCAAGAAGTCAATGGCACAGAACAGTGGGTCCTTATAGACAACACCGATCAAACCACCAGCAACGGTGTGTTGTTTGCCGATGCACGCTGGGCCCCCAATGGTACTACCAATCCAATTACAGATCCGTATCCCAGTATCACCAGCTTGTTGATCAGTGATTATTTGGATCTAGATGCGCCAGATCCTAACCTGTATCCTCAAGGTATTTTGTTATGGAACACACGTCGCAGTGGATTCAATGTCAAGGCATTCCAAAGTGATTATTTCAATGCCACAGATTACCCTGATCAAATATTGCCCACAGAAACCAATGCCTGGGTCACACAAAACCCAACCAAGGCCGACGGAAGTCCATACATGGGTCGTCAAGCTCAGCGAGTGCAGATTGTCCAGGCATTGAAAGCTGCCATTGACACCAGCACTACCTTGCGCGAAGAACAGAATCAGTTCAATCTGATTGCATGTACACAATACCCAGAGTTGATACCTAACATGATTGCCTTGAACAACGAGCGTGGAAACACAGCCTTTGTCATTGGCGATACACCGTTGCGTTTGAGTCCAGAAGAAGTTGTAACCTGGGCAACCAACAACAATGGTCTGGGACTTGCCGCCGGCGACGGCCTGGCCACTCGCGATGTTTATTGCGGAGTGTTTTATCCCAGTTGCCAGACCACAGACACCACCGGAAGCCCAGTGGTACAACCACCCAGCCACATGATGATCAGAACTATCATACGCAGCGACGAAGTCAGCTTTCCATGGTTGGCACCGGCCGGCACACGCCGCGGTGTGATCGACAATGCCGTGTTGATTGGTTATATCAATGCAGGCACCGGCGAGTTTGAAACCATAGGTGTGCGCCAAGGTCTGCGTGACGTACTGTATCAAAACAGCATCAATCCAATCACATTCATACCCGGTGTTGGTATTACCAACTTTGGTAACAAAACCACAACCACGGTGACCTCGGCACTGGATCGTATCAACGTGGCACGCCTGGTAGCATTTATACGTGGTAGATTGGATGCCATTGGCAAACAGTTCTTGTTTGAACCCAACGATCAAATCACACGCAATGAAATTACCAATGTGATCACCAGTTTGATGATCGACCTATTGGCCAAACGCGGTATCTATGACTACTTGGTGGTTTGCGATTTGACCAACAACACACCGGCACGCATAGATCGCAACGAACTGTATGTTGATATTGCCATCGAGCCAGTCAAGGCCGTTGAGTTTATCTACATACCAGTGCGTATCAAGAATACCGGCGAAATTTCAGCAGGATTGGCGGCCTAAAGCTACCATAAATAACAGTACATAGGAGATAACAAATGGCCGTTTCATCGCTTAGTAGAATGACAGTGCCTTTGGCAAGTGACCAAAGCAGTCCAAATCAGGGCTTGTTGATGCCCAAACTCAAATATCGCTTTAGAGTGGTATTTGAAAACTTTGGCGTCAGCACACCCCGAACAGAATTGACCAAACAGGTCATGGACTTCACACGTCCTACTGTGAGCTTTGAAGCCATTGATTTGCCCATCTACAACAGCACGATCAAACTGGCTGGCAAATACAGCTGGGGTGATCTTACATGTCAGGTCCGCGACGATGCCGGCGGCAACGTATCTAAGTTGGTTGGCGAGCAACTGCAGAAACAATTGGACTTCATGGAACAAAGCAGTGCAGCCTCTGGTATTGACTACAAGTTCTTGACTCGATTTGAAGTGTTAGATGGCGGCAACGGAGCCAACACTCCTATCGCATTAGAAACTTGGGAAATCTACGGTTGCTATCTCAGCGAAGTCAACTACAACAACATGGACTATGCTGAAAACGCGGTGGCCACGATCAGCATGACCATACGCTTTGACAATGCAATCCAGACCCCGGTCGGCAGCGGTGTTGGTGCTATTGTGGGAAGAACACTTGGCGACGTAGCAACAGGCGCAGGCAACGGATTGGTCTAATCCGCATGAGCTTCGGCCAGGATTTCCTCCAAGGCTTTTTCAAACCCAATGGCCTGAAAGATTATGCTCATGCGAGCAAAACTTTTCGTACCAACGGCTATGAACTTAGTCCGCGCTTCAAGTTTCTATTCCATGTTTTCTTTAACATAAACACAGGACAAATTCCTGCCTTGCAAAATGTATTTGGGCAAGGAGATGTGGCCTCAGTGGGACTCATGGTCAAGACTGTGCAGTTACCTGGCTATACCGTGGCAGTAGACACACTCAATCAGTACAATCGCAAACGTTTGATTCAAAGCAAGATAGATTATAATCCTGTGCAGATTGTGTTCAACGATGATCAAGGCGACTTGATCCGTAACATGTGGTACAACTACTTCAGTTATTACTACAAAGATCCCAGCCAAAAATACAATGGTAATCCAGTGACCAGTGGTACCATTGGTCCGTTACAAACTTTGCAAAATGGTTTTGGTTACAACACACGAGATACCTACAGCGGGGATCGTCAGGTCAATGACTGGGGCTACGTGGGAGAAAGCTACACCGACGGCACAAGAACCATTGGTGCTGGATTGGAAGGCGGCAAACCGCCATTCTTTAAAGATATAACCATATATGGTCTGAGTCAAAAACGTTTTGCCAGCTACACCTTGATCAACCCCATGATCACAGAATGGCAACATGATACCTATGATTATGCCCAGGGCAACGGAGCCATGGTCAATACCATGACCATACGCTATGAAACAGTCAAATACGGGCAAGGTGCCGTGGGTGGTGCCACACCCAGCAGCACTGTGGTGGGCTTTGCAGATCCAGCCTACTATGACACTGCCAAGAGTGCATTGGCTCGTCCAGGTTCCACTGCCACTGTGTTGGGCCAAGGCGGGTTACTTGATGCTGTCACAGGGACTTTTGAAGATCTGGCTTTGATAGCCGACGGTCGAGGTGGAGTTCAAAATCTCATCGGGGCTGTACAAACAGCCGGAACGGCCTACAACACATTCAAAGGCAAAGACCTCAGGAGCATTGCCTTGGAAGAAGCTAGACTGGGTGCCAAGCAAGCGTTGCGTCAGAGTTTGCCCGGTGCCATGAGATTGGCCATGAACAGTGCCAACGGTACGTTGTTTCCTCGAGCACCAACTCCTAAAACACCCCCACAGTCTGGTACTGTTAATAACTAGAAGGATATATGGGCTCAGTAAACAGTTACAACGTGTCTATTGATCAAACCGTGCAACTGTTTGATCAATTCTACGATTATTCAACCAGTGTGTCTGCCCAAGAATATGATGCGGTGTATAGTTTTTTCCGTAGCCAGTTTGCCACAGCCGAGGCAGCCGGAAACTTTACCGTAGCACTTTTCAGGATATCAGAAAACAGTCGGATACCAGTGATGGATCTGCTGAGTCAGATAGAAGGTCTTGGCACTGTAGAGCTTACATTGACCTTGGCCTATTATCTCAACAATCTCAGAAGCGCCAGCACCTTGTTGGGGCTCAACCAGCCAGTCACTCCAAACTTTTACGTGGCCCGCAACGTTAAACCATGAGCAAGTTTGCCCAAGGATTGTATGTGGTCAAGAACCCACAAAAGTATGTGGGCAAAGGCACACCTAGATATAGATCAGGATGGGAACATGCATTCATGCGTTTTTTAGACAACAACGAACACGTGGTCAACTGGGCCAGCGAGAGCATCAGCATACCTTACCGGAATCCGGTCACAGGTCGACAAAGCATGTATGTGCCCGACTTCCTGATTACCTATAGGAATCGTAGCAATCAGCTCACGGCCGAACTGATAGAAATCAAACCCAAAAAACAAAGCGTGATTGAAAGCAAGATGTCAGCCAGAGACGGCGCCATAGTGGCAGTGAACTACGCCAAATGGGATTCAGCTACCAAATGGGCCCGTCGCAACGGACTCACATTTAGAGTCATTACCGAAGAAGATATGTTTGGCAGTGGCCGTCGTTGACGCCGGTAAATACGGTATGACACGTAAATTAGAAAATCTATTCGATCTACCGCCCAGTGTTTGTTCCAAGGAAATCACACAAGACCCTGTTGCACAAAATGTAGAGCAGACATCTGCCACTCTTATGGAAATTGAGCTGGCCATCGACAAGATTGACGCTGCCTTGCCTGCTGTGCGTGATCTTGCGGCCAGCGATCAGGAACTGGACGACATAGCAACCAAAGCCACTGAAACTTTTGAAAACCTTACAGATCTGGGGTTCAATGTAGACAGTCGTTATTCGGCCGAGTTGTTTGCTGTGGCTAGTACTATGCTGGGACATGCACTCACGGCCAAAACTACCAAACTACAGAAAAAGTTAAAAGTTCTAGAACTACAAATGAAGAAGTTAAAATTGGATCAAGATCAAGCTAACAAAACTGGCGATGGTCCAGTGGAAACAGCACACGGGCAGATATTGAGTCGCAACGATTTATTGGAACGGATCATGGCCACAAGAGACCAAAACAATACAAAAGCATAAATATCACATAGGGATACAAATATGAAAAAATTTCAAGAATACCTGGCCGAAAGCGAAAGAACCTACCGCTATAGGATCAAAATCGTGGGTGACGTAGCTCCTGACTTTGTCAAGATGCTGACTGAAAAACTCAAACAGTTTGATCCGGTCAAAATTGGTTCGCCAAAAACTACACCAGTGCAACTCAAGCCTGCTGACTTTCCCAAGCACAGCAACGACTCAGTGACCAGCATGGACTGCGAATTCCGCTATCCAGCCATTGAGCCACAGATCAAACAGATCGCACAACTGCTATTTTTGGATCCCAATCGTATCATCATGTTGACCACACCGCACGAAGACAGCATGGATGCGGAGCGTGAAAAGATTGAGGATCAAAACAAAGATCTGCTCACAGACACAGATTATCCTGCTCCTGACGCAGAACAAAAGGCCTTGAGTGCAGACTATTCTGCCAATCCATATGAACATGCTGTGTTGAAGAATGCCTACCGCAGTGACTTTACTGTAGCCGGCGGCAAGACACCACCTGCTCGGACCACAAATGATTTACCCATGGGCACTTCGAGTCCCATGACCAAGGTCAAGCGACCATCACGCCCGGCCACCGGCGCCAACCCCAAAGGATAATAAAATGGATTTTTTCTACAACCTAAACAAACGCATGGCTGACCTGGCCAAGCGACAAGAGCTTACAGAAAGTGCTCAGCCAGTGGCCGAACGTAGCACTGGAGACTATTCAGCCAAGAAAGCTGCTGCGGGCAAAGACATTGGCAAGCCAGGAAAAATGTTTTCAAAGATCGCCAAGAGTGCCGGCAAGCGTTATGGCAGCAAAG